ATAAACCTGTAAGATGTCTTTTGGATCATCTACCTTTGCTAAAATTTCATCGTCATTTAAAATTCTAATCTCGCCACCTTCAATAGGAACACGAGATCCTGCGTAACGAGCAAAGACTACCCAATCACCTTTCTTGCACCATGGCCCGTGAGGAAACTTTTCCTTATCTGCATAAGCATCAGGTCCGGTTTCTAAAACCAAAGCAACAACGCTAGTGAGTTGTGTACTGTCTACAGTTCTATCAGTGAGGTGAACTCCACCTTTTGTAGTGGAAGCTCCTTTGTGAGGTAATACAACTATTCTCCAACCGGTCGGTTGAGGAACTTTTGCACTCTCTGGTCTTGTGTCGTTCTCTTTATTCTGCGTCGTCTGTTTTTTCGCCAGACGCTCGGGTAGTATCAAAGTCATCTTCTTCTCCTTTTAGCAGGTCTTTAACATCCTGATTAAGCAAATCTATTGATTTGAGTTGACCGACTAAGTTTTGATATTTTTCCCAAGAGTCCGTGCTGTATAGAATAGATTCGGAAATCTGTTCACGACGTTCTCTAATTAATTTGTACAGTTTTGTGACAAAAGTTTCAAGTCTCATTTTGTAATTTTCTTATGCTTCTCAAAAGTTCTTAAGCCTGCCATTCCAAGCAAAGCCATGACTAAAGGCATTAATTGTTCCATGTTCATTTGGGGTAGTGGACCCACTTCAATTTGAAATACTCCTAAAAAGAACACGATAAAAGGTTTAAGTACAAATTCGAAAAATATGGCCAATGCTGCACTAAATCCAATGAGGGGTCTCCAAGAACGTTGCAGTAGACCTGAAATATCGGTAGCTGTAGACTGAGCATCCGCTAAATTAATATCCATTTGTTTAGAGTTAATTTCATTTTCAAGCTCTTGAAGTTTAATTCTAATTTGACCTTTTTCTTCTTCTGAAGTGTGGACACTGTCGATCACTTTGCCGACAGTGTCTACGAGAGATCCGCCTAATATCTTAGATAGCATCTATGCAATCCACCAGTTGTAAACCACAGCGGCAACTACGATACCAATGATCCATTTGCCGTGAGGGCTAAGTTTATTCCACTTATCCCAAATCCAATTCCATGCTTTCATCTCTGCACTCCTTTCAAAGTCCTCGCTTTTTTGCCCTGAGGATCAGGCCCTTTTTTAGGTGGCGGTCCGAACTTCTTTCCACCACTTAAACCTTTACGTTTATCTTTATTTGACACCGGAGAATCTACCGCCTTTGGTAGCAGCGCCCATGCCTCGCATAGTGCTCGGTCCTGAAGGACCAGGCATAGGAATTTCGACAACTCTGCCACCTTCCATGTAGCCTTTCATGTCTTTATCCTTTTTAACAGATTTTTTCTTCATATTTTTCATATTAAGCCATCCCTTTTATTTTTTGTAATCTTCCAACCCCTGATCGTGCGCCAGTAGTCATCGTTTGATTATATCGATTTTTACCTGTTTGTGGAGTTTTTTTCTTAGTGGTTTTATTTGCTGTTGTTTTCTTCTTTAAACCAGGAATATTAACACTCTTGGGTTTAATTAATTTATTAGGCTTATAGAGAGTTGTTCTCGATAACAGTTTTTTAACATCAACAGACATTATCTACCCTTTGATTTTTCAATATTAACTCGAGCACGGAGTTCAGCAATATCTTCAGAAGAATTAATTTTCTTTTGGATATTTTGATCATTACGTTTAATACGCTCTTGCTCGAGTGCAATACGCTGTGCATCAATCTGAGCATCCGCTTGATCTTTCTGTGCTCTTAATTGTAACTCTTGTTGTTTGAGTTGGACAAGAGGATCAGGACCACCTTGACCAGATAGTTCAGCAGAAGCTTGTTTTAACTCACTCATAAACTGAGCAATCAATTGTGCCATACGAGCATTCAATTGAACTTGTAACTGCTCTTCATTCATGCCTGGTGGGTATCCTTCGAGTTCTGCTGTAGCAATCTCTTTTGCTTTAATTGAGATATGTTCCAAGATATGTTTTTGTAATTCTGTTGCAGCTTGTGGCTGTGCCATTACCATTGGAGAAGAACCAAAAATTAAATGAGCTTGAATATGAGCATCATGATCTTGACCAGGGAAAGCTTTCAACTCAGCTAAGGCTAAAGCTTGAGCATTTTCCATGGCGGGATCCATTGCCATTGGCTCTTGTTGTGGAATTAATAAATTATCAATCTCTCGGACTCCTAAAGCTTCATACATTCGACGATATGCTTCTCGGATATTGTGTATCTGAGGAGCTGCCATTGCTAATTGTAGCTCTTGTTGAGCGATTGCAATTCGTTGTGCTGAAGAATGAATATTAGGGTTTGATACCGGAATAATATCGACATCATCATTAAAATCTTCTGTTTTAATTTCTCTTTCACCACCCACAACCTTGTAAGGATAGCTTGGGGGTAAGAAATCTCTGAATACCTCAGCTAAAAGTCTAAATTCAATCTTTTGTGCGTAGTGTAAACGCTTATGAATCGCTGACATAACCTGTGTGCCTCTTTCTAAGAGTGCGACAGTGGTTCCGACAGCTGCATTTTGATTTCCTTCTCCAATTTGAAGGTCAGCAATCGCCGCAAAGCGTCTTCCTGCGTCTACACAGAAGCCCATCAACGCAAATAATGTCTGAGAAGGCTCTTTATAGGGTAAATTCATGATTGATTCACGGATCATGCCTCCTGGAGAGTCTACATCTCTAAATTCTCCTGGCTGTAAGGGTTGATCGTCGTCTCGAATACGCAATCCACGAGTTTTAAAGCCCGCAGGGAGGTTTGCAAGAGTTCCTGCATCCAATAATTGACGTAAAGCCTGAGTTGCAGTTCTTGATAAACCACCAATCATGTGAATTAAACCAAAACCATAGAATCCTAAGCCTGGTAAAAACTTGTAATGAACAAAATATTGTTTTTTCTCTTTTAAAGGATCTTCTTCGCTGTAATTTCGATAGATTGAAAGCACTTTTCCTGAGCCTTCGTCGATGGTCACGATATAAGGCAGCTTAATTCCTGTCTCTTCACCGCTTTCATCCTTATCTTCGTAACCAATAAGGTCTAAATCACAGTGAACTTCGAGTAAAGTCATTTCTTCATCGTTACCCATACCCTTAACACCGTCTAATTTGTCGTAAGTTTCTTGAATTGAGTTCTGTTCTTGATCTGTTGGGAACACTTCGACGTCTCGATAGAAGCCCATAACCTGTTTTTTACGTAAATCGTTCTCGGACATACGAATTATTTGTGTAATTCTTTCACAAGACTCGAGATCCGAGGCTCCATAAGGTACTACTAGGTCTTCCGCAGGGACAAATTTAGCAACTGCTCTGTTCATTTGAGCATCAAAATAGATTTTTTTGAAAGCAGAACCTGCAAGAGCAAGATAAAATAACATTTGATCCATCTCAGGAGTGTAATCTTCCATGATGTTTGTAATTTGATAATTCATAAAATCTTGAACACGCTGTGCTTGAGAATTTACTTCAGGACTCGTAGCTCCCACCACCTGTGCACGAACAGGACCACCTGCTGGAAGCAGCTCTTTAATTGCTTGTGCTTGAAACTGTGTGACCGATTCTGCTAAAAGAGGATGAGTCACACCACTTGCACCTTTGAATGGTCGAGTTTGTTCGGTGTAATTAAAACCTAAAAGCTCTAAACCATCGGTGTAAGACTTTGCCCAATCTTCTCTTGTGGATTTATCTTCTTTATATTTTTGAGAAAGCTCATCAGCTAGTCTCATTAACTCTTGTTCGTCAATCTCTTCGGCAAGGTTAGAATAAAAATTATCCTCCCCCATTTCCTCTTCAAATAATCCTTCGACTTCTCCCACAAAAGCGGAGCCGTCGTCCATTTCTAAAACATTATCTTCTAATGCTTCGACTTTATCTAATTCAACTTCACGAGCATTAGGCTCGACAGTTTCAGTTTGCATCTCAACGATACGTTCAATATTATTTACGGGATTTTGTTCTTCAGCCATTATTAGTTATTACCATTTTATTGGTAGACTTACAATACCGCCTGAGCGTTTATATAGCATGAAAGGTCGATCAAAACGATCATCAATCTCTAAAGCTAATACCTTTTGAGGGCCATCAGGTGTATTGATAGTAATTGTTGTTATCTTTGCAGGATCTCTCTTCGGATCAATTTTTGAAAGATTCTTTAAAATTTTCGGTAAAACCATTTCCCCTGATTTAATTGTTTTATAATCTTCCTCTCGAGGACGATAGTTTTGTTTCTTTCCTGGATATCTTGGATCATAAC